TGAACTAAGTAAAGCAGCCCGTATTGCCAACACGTTTAACGTGGCACAGGACGCTTTGTTTAGACGGGCTATCTTTGCAGCCAGTGTCGAGAGGCAGCTTCGTGGTGTAGGCATGGACATGTATCAGCTTATGGCTGATGGTAAACGTGTGCCATCTAACATCCTGCAGAATGCTGCTGATGATGCACTCAAAGGTACATTCTCCTATATGCCTAAGCCACAACGTGCTGGGCAGGTAACTGTAGAGGCCAAGACTGAGGGTCTGGCTAACCAGTTTGTACGGTTCTTTGAGAGCCTGCCGGGTGGAAGTCTGCTAGTTACATTCCCTAGGTTTATGACCAATGCAATGGCATTCCAGTACAAGTACAGTCCTTTGGGGGCTACTTCTGGTGTGGCTGACATGCTTAAGTCTGGTGCAATCAAAGACCCACAGCAAGCAGAAAGAATGTTTAGGGAAGGCAGAGATAAGTTTGCCAAAGGGTCTGTGGGTGTAGCAGCTTTGTATGCTGCCTACAAATACAGGCTAGAGAATCAAGACACTGAGTGGTACACAATTGCAGGTGAAGATGGTAGCCGTGTCGATACACGTGCCATATTCCCTATTGCCCCGTACCTAGCCGTTGGTGATTTTATGGCTAAGATTAAAAGCGGTACGGTGGATGGCAAGTTGGTTAATGAGTACATACAAACAATGGTTGGACTCAAAGTGCCTAGCGGTGCCCAAGGTTACGTGGTTGAACAGCTAGCCAGTGCTTTCAATAATGCTGAAGGCAAAGAAGCAGAGAAGTTAGAGGTTGCAATTGGTAAAGTATTAGGCGACTTTGCTAGTCGATTTATCCAACCGGGACAGCCTGTGTTTGCGTACTTCGATATGTTTGACAGGGAAGCACAAGTAGCACGTGACCCCAATGTGATTGAAGGGGATGACCTTGTTACTGAAGCAGCATTGAACAGAATTAAAGGCAAACTCCCCGGGCTTAAAGAAGAATTGCCTGAAGCTGTACGTTATCTGCGTGAAGAAACACCTATGCGGGGTGGTGAGTTCTTTAATATCCTTACTGGTGTTAGGGTTATCCCTAAGGCCAATGAGATTGAGACAGAGTTTACTAAGCTTAACCTAGATCCATATACATTCTTTGGTTCTAGTGGAGACAAGATATACGACAGGGAAGTTATCTACAATTCCCAAGAGTTTATCAAGCAGCTTGTTGTGCCTTTGATTGAATCGGACAGGTATGCCGACATGACAAGCAAGCAAAAGAAAGTTGCTTTGTCTGAGAACATGATGCTTGCCCTACAGAACGGCAGGGCAGTTACTCAAGGCAACATGATGTCAGATGACATTGAGAGAGTAAACAAGCTGACGTTTAATCGCTTGCCTAAACGGGAGAGGGATGCCATCAATGAACTGTATGCACAGGACAATGATGGCAGAAACATGGACGATGACAAAGCCTATGACATGGTACATGAGTACCAAGCTAGGCTGATGGAATTTAGATAGTGGTGCTAGCGGTAGGAGTCGAACCCACAACCTTCCGCCTACAATGCGGTTGCACTACCGTTGTGCTACGCTAGCTTATCTAAATTTTCAAAGTAGGCAGCATTAAACCCTCGCTGCCACTCTTTACCTTGGGCTGTGCTAGGGTTATGTGGATTCCCTAGCCAGCCTTTGGTGAAAGCAAACTTCCCTTGGTTAAACTGAATGGACAGTGGTGCTGTCCTTTCTTTTTTATGCTGCAAGTTTATGTTCTGTTGTTTCATTCCAGCCCCAATCTCCTTCCATCCCAGCAGATGAATAATCTGTAACTACACCTTCAAAGAAGTTCTTCAAGTTGTCACCGCCGATAATCCAATCTAGCCAGTCTAATGGATTGTCTTTGACTTTCCAGTTACCTTTTAGACCTAGCTGAATCAATCTCCGGTCGGCAATATAGCGAATATACTTCTTTACATCCTCTGCTGTCAAGCCCTCAATGTCACCCAATTCAAATGCAGCATCCACCACTGCATCCTCCAGTGCAACACCGTCCCTGAACATTTGGTAGATGTCTTTCTTGAATTCGTCAGTCACAATCTTTGGGTGCTCTTTGCAGAACTCACGGAATAAAGCAACCATACCCTCACAGTGCAGGGTTTCATCCCTGACTGACCACTCGACAATCTCACACATGCCCTTCATCTTGCCAAAGCGTTGGTAGTTAAGGAGCATGGCAAAGGCAGAGAACAGACTCATGCCTTCGTTCATCACTGACCTAGCAATGGCCTTGGCTACGCCCGACTGGGTGCTGACATCTATGTCACCCATAAACTCAATCTTCTCTTTCATCTGCTTGTACTCTAGGAAAGCTGAGTACTCAGACTCTGGCAGGCCCAGTGTGTCATTGAGCAGGGCATAGCTACGCTGGTGCACAAACTCCCTATTCACAAAGCTGGTAAGCATGGCACGGATCTCATTGTTCTTAAACTTGCTGATGTAATACTCAAGATAGTTAGTACCCACTGCCACATCACTCTGGGTAAACAGCCTAAGAATCTGTGTAATGTGGTTTTTTTCTTTGGCACTAAGCTTGCCACCCTGCCATTGGGCTACGTCATCCTGCAGCTTAGCCTCCCATTCACCCCAGTGCGCCTTCTCAGATTGCACAGCATATTCAACAGCCCACGGGTAGGCAAATGGTTTGTACACTAGGCTAGGCGAGGTTAGGCTCATACGATGTCTCCAGAAAATAAGGGAAAAAATAGGGGCATCGAATGTGCCCCCGGGAGTTACTAGTTATATCCTAATCTAGTGAAAATTACAATCTATTTATTTTAAATAAGTCTTTAATATCTCACTTGTATATTAAGGATTTCTTTAGCTATAATTTCCCTAAGACTTGTAGGGGTACTGGTAGCATACGGTCTTGTGTCTGCACTCAAAGCTATATCACTGGCTTGAGTTAGCAGTTCCTGCTTCTGCCTTGCTACCTCTTTAATGCTATCTTCAAATTGCCTAAACAACTCTTGGCACCTAGCGTCATGCAAGGCAGCTATACCAACTAACATGTTGGACACGGCATCCTCAGACATTACAGGGCCGTCTAGGTACTGTTTAGTCAACAGTTCAATGTCATCCTTTGTGCTCCAAGCAGCCATGATAGCTTGCTCTAAATCAAACCTATTGCCGGGTCTATTGAAGTCACTCATAGCTTAAACTCCTTTTTAAACTGTTTAGTCTTGGAGTACTTAATAAAGTCCCCGCCCACTGTGTAATAGTCTAGCACAGTCAGCAAAGCTTTACGTGTCTTTGTGGCCTGTTTTAAATCTACCTCTTGTACCAAAGTCAACTCGCCATCCAACTCTTTTTTATTTACAAGCCGATTGACTTCTGCATCTACAAGATTAAAAGATTCAATGAGATTGGCATAAGCAATCGTATGAATAATATCTCCATAAATATCTAAACGTATTCTCATTTAGCATACCTCGGAGAACATGTGACATCTATAATAATTTGTCTTGTACTACCTGCTATACGAAGAGGTGCACTGAGTGGCACTGGTCTTGTACCCGCTTGCTCACACTCTTGTATAGCCATGATAACTTGATCCCTACTTAATGGATAAAATTTATTATCTATAACTAAGTCTGCCGTCGGTTTCTTGCTAGCACAACCAACAGCTAGAAAGCAAGCCAGTGAAGTAATTAAGATAGCCCTCATAGCAATGCTTCCTCTAGATCCAAGATACCTTCAAGCTTGACCTTTTCAAAATACTTAGCAACCAGTTTGCGTTCTTCCGGTGTCTTGAAAGGATTCTGCCATCGGTCTATCGTCATACCACTCGGGTGCATTTCCTGTGCATTCTTCGTACTCGCAGTCTTGAACACAATCTTCATACGTCTTCTCTCCTATCTTTTGTTGCAGGTCGTAGATTAGTTGAATGCTACTATGCAGCTTGTCTATTACAGCTATAAATGCATAGTCGTAACGTGACGGGCCACTGGCATTGCAGTGTAGCAAAGACACAATTGCACTGGCAATATTTACATCTTCATGTACTTGATCAAGTGCTTCAATTAATTCGTCGTTAGTCATTCTCACTCCCACTACTTGGCGCAGCCTTTCTAGGCACAGGTTTCTTTACAACATTCTTTGGCAGCTTGACTGTCTGCCTACTCTTAATCCAAGCTTTAGGTATATGCATACGACAGTTGCTGTGTGGCGAAGACCATGTAGATGCAATAGTAACAGCTTGTTTGTTTTCAGCTACAACAAAACCTAGGGTGGTTGCATAGGCAAGTGCGGGTTCACCAAGAGATTCCCATGAACTGTCGGCTTGGGCATCTACCCAGTGAATAATGTCAATACAAGTCTCGTCAATTTTAAATGTCATTAGGTACCTCAATCAATTCTATGCTGGCTATAGGAACTTGAAAGAATAACTCACCCGATCTTACGTACTTATTAGATACTTCTACTAGCGGGGAAACAGCAAGTGTACTACACGGGCACAAAAATCCAAAGGTTTGCTCGTTGTTAAAGACAATAAACTTGCATTTAAATTCTCTTCCAATGAACTTCTTTTTTCTTTCAGGGATTTGTAAGCTTTCGTACTGGAAGTCTTTTCCTGACCAGACTTTTTTAATTTCAACTTCACTATAGAATTTTTCATTGCCTGTATCCACAATTAAATCGGGGCCATATCTGTCTGGGTTATCCTCAACAGTGTACCCCATAGATCTCCAGTACCGTTTCCCTGCGGCACGTGCGAGTGTATCATTCTCCGTGAACAAGTCACGGTCAAAGGCTTTCTTAGCCATGACAGCTTAAGCATTCCTCTGCATCCTTGAGGGCATTACGTTCTATCTTAAGGCCCACCTTATCCGCTTGTACATTAGAACTCGTACGAAGATAGTACAAGCCCTTTAGGCCCTGCTTGTAGGCCATGATATGCACTGCGTTTACGTAGGACTTAGGGCTACCTGCCGGGAAGAACAGGTTTACAGATTGCCCTTGGCATATGAACGGCTGTCTATCAGCAGCATGTTCTACCACCCACCGCTGATCTAATTCAAATGCTGTCTTAAATATTTCTTTGTGCTCTTCAGTCAGAAAGTCTAGATGCTGTACAGATCCTTCATTCATAATGATGGACTTCCATACCTCGTCTGTACTGTGCCCCAACTTAACAAGCACTTCTTCTAGGTACTTATTCTTTACTAGGTGTGACCCCGCCCTCGTACGATGTACGTAAGCATTTGACTTAATAGGTTCAATACTAGGTGAACAACCGCAGATAATAGAACTATTTGCATTAGGAGCAACAGCAAGAAGATGTGCGTTACGATGACTAGTGCCAGCCATATCGGGTGCTTCCCCACGCTCCACTGCAAGAAGTTTAGTCTCATGTACAGCTTCCTCTTTAATGTGTTTAAAGATTCCCCTGTTCAACAGCTTGGCTGATACACCACCGAATGCTACGTTGTGACTCTGTAGATAACCGTGGAATCCCATGGCACCCAACCCAAGGGATCTCTCCATCATTGCACTGTACTTAGCACGGCTGATGTCATTGGGTGCATTGTCTATAAATGTTTGTAGTACGTTGTCTAAGAATCTAATAAGGTCACGTACCATAGTGGTGTTCTTCCACTCGTCATACGTTTCTAGATTCACAGAAGACAAGCAGCATACCGCTGTACGATTCTCATCTGTAGCTAGATGGATCTCATTGCAAAGATTACTGCCATGAATCTTAAGGCCAAGCTTCTTCTGTGCCTCAGGCAAACCTTTGTTAGCAGTGTCAATGAAGTTTATATAGGGGCTACCGGTACGGAACCTAGCCTCAAGTATACGCTCCCACAGATCACGTGCCTGTACCACCTCTCGTACTGAACCATCTGCTGGATCTACCAGCTTCCATTCTCTGCCTTCAATCACAGCATTCATAAACTCATCTGTGACATTGACTGCATTGAAAAGATTAAAGCACTTGCGATTGATGTCACCACCGGTGGGTACTTTGAAGTTGACAAACTCAACAATGTCCGGGTGGCTAACGTCTAGGTACGCAGCGTAACTGCCCTTACGTGTCTTGCCCTGTTTGTATGCAGTCATCTGACTGTCAACCACTTTCATAAACGGGATAGGGCCGGGGGCTTTGTCACTCACACCACGTACGTCAGACCAGTGCCCACCTACACCACCGCCTTTGACTGACAGCCATGCTACCTCTGCATTGTGATCAATCAATGACGGCAGGTTGTCACCTACATAGGTAAGAAAGCAGGAGATAGGCAGTGCCTTGAAAGGCTGACCGGGATATGGGGCATTGCTAAGCACAGGGCTAGCAAACATGAACCACTGCTTAGAAGCATAGATATAAATCTTCTGTGCTAGATCACGGCTACCCCCACTGTAAGCAATAGCCGCACGGGCAAATGCTTGTTGGGGGCTGTGCTCAGTGGGCAACATATAGTAGTCACGTAGCAACTGCTTGGCTTGATCACTAAGCAACTCATCTTTGCTGTAGTCTAAGTGCAACCCAAAGTAATCGGGAGTAGGAATCATTCTAAACCTTCCGTGCTTATACTTGTAACCTTGATATCGGTAGCACCTAGATCTGTAATAGAGTCGTGGATAGCATCTTTAATAGTATCTTCTAAGTACGGTGCATCAAGATACGCTGTTGGCATTGACTCAGGGTCAAACTCAATTTCAATATCAACTTCAACGATCACAGGTGCTGTCATATTAATCCCAGTTAGTGCCTTTAGTTTGCTCAAGGAGACTAATCATCTTCTCCAAATACCACTTGGCTTTCTGTGCATCTTTAAGGGGTGCACCTTTGTGCCACAAACGGATTGTATACTTCAGTACATTCCCATGGCAATAACTAATTGCTTCGTAAGCACCTAGGGTATCCACTATAACGTCAATGGTTTCGAACTTACCATAGTTATAGTGTGCAGGTTTGACTACCTCATCAAACTTCTGCACTGTTTCCTCGTACTTAGTCTCAGCTTGGTTTAACCAGCTTCTACCTAGTGCATCCCACTCAGCGGGAGTAGCATTGTCTATGCTCATGCGTTGCCCTTTGTAGGTGTCCAGTCAGACATCTTAACTACATTCGAATACGTGGGTTCTTCAACACTAAACTCAAATGCACCAGCCTCTTGCAGCTTAGTCAGTGTCTCGTTGACTTTGTCAGCAAACGATTCGTCTTCATTGAGCAAGTGAAAGCATGCAACCAAACCATTTAGCAGGTGCACAAGTTCCTGTGCATTCTCATCATTAACATTATCACGTGGCATGATGACTGCCTTAAGGTCTACTGTACCTAGCCACTGCTTGTCGGGGCCAACGTTAGGGCGAATGACAAGGGCAATATCGTCGTTTTGAATCATAGCTTTTCCTTTGTTAACCAGTCACTGGGAACTTCTTTGTCTGCGTATAAAAACCCGTACTTCTCACACCACATAGCGTATGTAGTCTTAGACTTCTTACTAAGCCTACGTTTACTATTCTCAAATACGAAGCGTATATCATAATCCGGGTGTTGCTTCTTTACAAGCAGGTGCTTACGTCTATCTTCTGCTGTAAACAAACCTTTAATCTCAAGCACAATACCATTGGGTAGTAGGAAATCAGGTGTGTACTTTCTGTACCTGAGATCCTCCCACTCAATCTTAAAGCTTTCGTACTTGGCATCGATATCATTCTCATCAAAGAACTCTTGGAGTTTAATCTCTAAGCCACTACGATAGCCACGTTTAACAGCGGCAGCAAATTGCTTGCCATTAAACATCCTTGCTCACAATCTTTACATAAGAAACCATGGGTGGGTTCTCTGCTTTAGAAGGGATAGAAGGCATCTCCTGCAGCCCGGGCCAGCATGCATACCTGTAGCTACACCATGCACACTCGTGGCCC